CACCTACAACTGCAGAAGTATCTCAAGCAACAGCAACTGATGCAACAGGAATTAAAAGAAGAAGACGTGGTAGATCTCCAACAATATTAACTGGAGCTGCAGGCGTTCAAGAAGGTGCAACTTTAGGCACACCAACTTTATTAGGGTAACAATGGCTGAAACAGATTTAACTAAAGATCTCTTAAAGAGATTTGGAAAATTAGTAACACAACGTCAAACTTGGGAATCGCATTGGCAAGAAGTATCAGATTACATGATGCCAAGAAAAGCAGATGTAACTAAAAGAAGATCACCAGGCGATAAACGATCTGAATTAATATTTGATTCATCACCATTACATGCAGTTGAATTATTATCAGCATCATTGCATGGTATGCTTACCAACCCTGCAACACCTTGGTTCTCATTAAAATTTAAAAACATAGATATGTTAGATGAAGATGCAGCGAATGAATGGCTGCAAGATGCTACAGAAAAAATGTATGAAGCATTTAACAGATCAAATTTCCAACAAGAAATATTTGAATTGTACCATGATCTTATTACCTTTGGTACTGCTGCAATGTTTATTGAAGAAGATGAAGAAGATGTTGTTAGATTTTCAACAAGACATATTGGTGAAGTTTATATTTCAGAAAACAATAAAGGAAAAGTAGATACAGTATTTAGAAAATTTAAATTAACAGCTCGTGCTTGTATTCAACAATTTGGTGAAGCAAACGTTTCTAAAACAACAAGAGGCGTTGCAATGAAAGATCCTTATGAAGAAGTAACAATCTTGCATGTCGTTCATCCTAGAGAAAATTATGATCCTAGAAAAAAAGATAACAAGAACATGCCATTTAGATCTTGCTATATTGAATTAGATAATAAACATGAAATATCTCAATCAGGATTTAATGAGTTCCCATACGTTGTACCACGTTACTTAAAAGCATCATTTGAAATCTATGGCAGATCTCCAGCTATGACTGCATTGCCAGATGTGAAGATGTTAAATGAAATGTCTAAGACAACTATTAAAGCTGCACAAAAACAAGTTGATCCTCCACTATTAGTTCCTGATGATGGATTTATATTACCAGTTAGAACAGTACCAGGTGGATTAAATTTTTATAGAGCTGGCACAAGAGATAGAATTGAACCATTAAACATTGGTGCAAATAATCCATTAGGTTTAAATATGGAAGATCAAAGAAGAGCAGCCATTAGAGATGCGTTCTATGTAAATCAATTAATGATGCAGAATGGTCCACAGATGACTGCAACAGAAGTTGTGCAACGTAACGAAGAGAAGATGAGATTGCTTGGTCCAGTTCTTGGAAGATTACAATCAGAATTACTTAGACCACTTATTGATAGAACATTTGCAATATTACTTAGAAAGAAAATATTTAGACCAGCACCAGATTTCTTATCTGGTCAAGATATACAAATTGAATATGTGTCGCCTCTTGCTAAAGCACAAAGATCTTCTGAATTACAATCTATTATGAGAGCTATAGAAATATTTGGAACATTATCTAATATTGCTCCAGTATTTGATTATGTGAATATGGATAATCTAGTTAAACATTTAGCTGACATTGTTGGAGTTCCTGCTAAGGTATTAAACTCTAGAGCAGAAGTAAATGCGATTAGACAACAGAAACAACAACAACAAGATCAAGCAATGCAAATGCAACAGTTACAACAAATCGCACAAGCTGGAGGTTCAGTAGCACCTTTAGCTAAAGCATTACCAGAGGAAGCGAAAGCATTAGTAGCACCACAAGAATAACAACTGAAAGGAAAATAAATGGAAGAACAAATTAATAAATTAAAAGAAATATATAAAATAGTTTTTGGATCTGATCATGGCAAACAAGTCATGGAAGATTTAGAAAAGAGATGCCACTATAATACTACCACCAATGTTAGAGGTGATAGCCATGAAAGTGCATATATGGAGGGACAACGCAGCGTTCTTCTATTTATTAAAAACATGCTGCTTAATGATAAACTAAAAGGAAAATAAAATGTCAGAAATACAGACAACTGAGGTAACTCAGCCTGTTGCAACTGATCAGACAACAACTGCAACAGCACAACCAATACTAAGTTCAACACAACAACCACAACAACCTACATCTGGTAAGACTTGGAAAGAAGCAATTTCTGAGGAATACAGAAAAAATCCAAACATAGAAAAGTTTACTGAATTAGATGCACTAGCTAAAAGCTACATCAATGCAGTGTCTATGATTGGTACAGATAAAATTCCATTACCAGGAAAATCTGCAACAGATGAACAATGGAATGAAGTGTATAATAAATTAGGCAGACCAGAATCTCCTGATAAATATAATCTTCAATTAAAAACTGATGTTGCACCTGTGGATGAAAATGTCATCAAAGGTTTTGCACAGAATGCTCACAAGCTAGGTTTAAATAATAAACAAGCTCAAGGCATACTAGAGTTTTATAAATCAACATTAGAATCTTCTGCAAAAGAAATGGCAGTGAATATGGAATCTGCACAAGCAGAAGCAGCTAATTCTTTAAGAGCTGAATGGGGTAAATCCTATGATGAAAATTTAAGAAAAGCAGCTAATGTTGCACAAACATATTTAGAACCAGAAATTCTAGATACTCAATTAAGAGATGGTAGCAGATTAGGAGATAATCCTAAGATTATAAAAGCATTTGCTAACATTGCTAATCTATTATCTGAAGATAAAATTGTTGGTACAGAAGCTGATAATGTTCTTCAAGGTAGAGAAATTGAGAAAGAAATTGAAGAATTAACATCTGATAGACAAGGTGCTTATTGGAATAAAATGCACCCTAATCATAATAAAGTGGTTAATCAGGTGCTTGCATTAAGAGAAATGTTATCTCAATAAACTTATTGCAATCAAATCAAAAATAATATATTGCGATTTCTAGGGTGATTTTTAATTAAATCGCCTTAGAAATTGTAAGACAATTCTATTAGAACCTTACATGCCTGTTGGAAAGACAACCGACTAACAGTCGTTAAATGCAAGATAGCCTATCTATAAGGTGGGGAACTTTCTGAAACTAAACTTAAACTTAACTTAACAAAAGGAAATGACACTATGTCAAATCAAATAACAACTGCTTTTGTACAGCAGTACAGTTCAAACGTACAAATGCTATCTCAACAAATGGGATCGTATTTAAGAGGAGCTGTGGATGTTGAGTCAGTAGTAGGAAAGAATGCTTTCTTTGATCAAGTTGGTAAAACAACTGCTCAGTTGAGAACATCTCGTCATGCTGATACTCCACAATTAGATACACCTCATTCTCGTAGAAGAGTAAGTCTTGCAGATTACGAGTGGGCTGATCTAATAGACAATGCAGACAAAGTTAGATTATTAATTGATCCAACTTCTTCTTATGCAAAAGCTGCGGCTGCTGCTATGGGAAGAGCTATGGATGATGTAATAATCACAGCTTTAGGCGGAACAGCGTATTCTGGTGAAACAGGATCTACTTCTGTAACGCTTCCATCTGGTCAGAAGCCATATTCAACTTCTCAAACAGATGGTTTAACTATAACTAAATTGTTGGAAGCTAAAAGACTATTAGATGCAGCAGATGTTGATCCATCTATACAAAGATACTTTGTATGTGGACCAAAACAAATCTCTGATCTATTAGGAACAACTCAAGTAACTTCTAGTGATTTCAATACAGTTAAAGCTCTAGCACAGGGTCAAGTTGATTCTTTCCTAGGTTTTAAATTTATTGTTAGCAATAGATTGTCATTTGACGCAACAAATACTGACGACAGACTATGTTACGCATTCACACAAGACGCTATTAAATTAGCGATTGGTCAAGATGTTGTAGCGAGAATTGATGAGAGAGCTGATAAATCTTACAGCACTCAAGTTTATTACGCTATGAGCATTGGTGCAACTAGAATGGAAGAAGAAAAAGTTGTGCAAGTTGCTTGCGACGAATAATCTTAACAATAGGAGAATAAAAACATGGCAAGTGTAAAAGGCGTAAATATAACAAACCTAGATGCTACTCCTGTTGTTCTATCATCTTCTGAAGAAGTTGGTGGAAAACTGAGAGTGTTCTACGATACATACGAAGCAGTTTCTGTTGCAAGTGGTGATGATATTACCATTGCAAGGATTCCTGCTAACGCAACTATCCACGATGTAATCATTAAAGCTGATGCTTTAGGATCTGGAGTTACTTTAAAAGTTGGCGATTCAGGTGATGATGACAGATATTTATCTGTTGTTGGAACTTGGAACGTAGCTGGACAAAGTCAGTCTATGTCAAGTGGTTCATCTACAGGAGCTGCAACAACTGCAGTTACTGGTATTGGATACAGAACTACAGCTTCAACTGATATTAAAATTACTACAGGCGGTGCAACTGCTTCTGGTACTATATTCAGTTGGGTTTACTACACAGTAGAATAATACTACTTTAAATAGTGGGGACTAAAAATCCCCACTATTCATCAATGAAAAAAATCAACGAAATAAAAACAATTTTACATTTCCAAAATAAAGATTATATCTATCGTTATGTTCTAGTTGATAGATTTAAACATACATCAACTGCACATCATGGTTTTGATAAAGATCTAGAATTAACAGAAGAAGAGATATTTGCTTTAGTTAAACCTAGACAATTAAGACGCAAATATATTATAAGGAAAGATTAATATGGCTTCAGTTGTTCAAATATGTAATGGTGCTTTAAATCAATTAGGTGCATCAACAATCTTATCCCTTACAGAAGATTCTAAAAACGCAAGGCTTTGCAATGCTAGATATGAGAATGTAAGAGATGCAGTATTTAGACATCATCCTTGGAATTGTTTATTAAAAAGATTACAACTTGCAGCAGACACTGATGCTCCAGCTTGGGGATTTACCAAACAATTTACATTACCTGCTGACTGCTTAAGATTAATTAGAATATTAGATTACGATTCTGATTATGTTGTAGAAGGTAGAAAGATATTATCTAATAGTTCTACAATGAAGATCTTGTATATCTCAAGAGTTACAGATCCAAATGAATATGATGAATTACTAAGAGAAGTTTTATCTGCTGCTTTAGCTGCTGACATTGCTTATGCTATTACATCTTCTAATCCAGTTGCAACGCAAATGTATTCTTTGTATCAAGAAAAATTAAAAGATGCTAGATTCGTAGATTCAACTGAAGGATATAATACAGATCAAGAATTAGGAACTGCATCTGTCATAGACGCAAATACGTTTATCAACTCTAGGTTTTAAAAACCATGGCTAGAGTTGCGGTACAATTAACTAATTTTACTGGCGGAGAATTATCACCACGACTAGATGGTAGAAATGATTTAGCTAAATATTCATCAGGTTGCAAGACATTACAAAACATGGTGGTGTATCCTCATGGTTCTGCAGCAAGAAGACCAGGCACAACTTTTGTAGCAGAAGTTAAAACATCATCTGCTAAAACAAGATTAATCCCTTTTGAATTTTCTACAACACAAACTTACATTTTAGAATTTGGTAATCAATATATTCGTTTCTATAAAGATAGTGGTGCAATATTAGAATCTAATAAAACAATCACAGGAATTACAAAAGCAAATCCAGGTGTTGTTACATCTACAGCTCATGGTTATTCTAATGGAGATACTGTTGTTATTTCTGGAGTTGTAGGAATGACAGAAGTAAATGGTAAAAGATTTAAAGTAGCCAATGTTGCAGCCAATACATTTGAATTACAAACCATTGATGGAACAAATGTTAATACATCTTCTTACACAACTTATAGTTCTGGTGGTGTGGCAAATAGAGTTTACACATTAACCACAACTTATTTAACTGCAGATTTATTCCAATTAAAATATGCACAATCAGCAGATGTAATGTACATTTGTCATCCTGATTATCCTGTTAGAAAATTATCTAGAACTGGTCATACCTCTTGGACTATTACAGATGTAGATTTTTCAGATGGTCCATACTTAGATGATAATATAACTACCACTACCTTTACTATGTCTGCACATACAGTTGGAACTGGTAGAACTTTAACTGCATCTGCAACTACAGGTATTAATGATAATACAGGTTTTCAGTCAATGGATGTTGGTAGATTAATAAGATTTAAAACTGGTTATGGAGAAATTACAGCAATCACTAGTACAACAGTTGTAACAATAGATATATTACAAGATATGACTTCTAGTACAGCATCTACTGACTGGGCTTTAGGAGCATTCTCAGAATATACAGGTTATCCTTCTTGCGTATCTTTCTATGAACAAAGATTAGTATTTGCAGGAACAGAAAAACAACCACAAACAATATTCTTTTCTAAATCTGGTGATTATGAAAGCATGGATGAAAATAGAGGTGGCACAATAGCAGATGATGATGCCATCATTTATACTATTGCTTCTAACCAAGTAAACGCTATTCGTTTCTTATCTGCAACACGAACACTTATTATTGGAACAGTAGGTGGTGAGTTTTCAGCATCAGGAGGTGGTACCGATGATCCTGTAACTCCAACAAATATATTAATTAAAAAACAATCTAACCATGGCTGTGCAAACATAGATGCAATTCCTGTGGGTAACGTAACTCTATTTTTGCAACGTGCTAAAAGAAAGATTAGAGAACTTGCATATAACTTTGATGTAGATGGTTATGTTGCACCTGACATGACTATTCTTGCTGAGCATATTTCTGAAACTGGTATTAATGAAATGTCATATCAACAAGAACCTAATCAAATCATTTGGTGTGTTAGAGAAGATGGTAAGTTAATAGGTTTAACTTATCAAAGAGAACAACAAGTTGTTGCTTGGCATAAACATATCTTTGGTGGTTCATTTGGCACAGGGAATGCTGTATGCGAAACTATAGCAACCATACCAACTAATGATAAAGAATATCAAACATGGGTAATTGTTAAACGTACTATTAATGGAGTTACTAGACGTTATGTTGAATATATAAATAACTTTGATTTTGATGAAACAGCTAACACATCATTTAATTTTTTAGATTCACAATTATCTTATTCTGGATCTGCAACGACTACGATTACAGGATTAGATCATCTTGAGGGACAAACTGTATCTGTTCTTGCAAATGGATCAACACATCCTGATAAAACAGTATCAAATGGTTCTATTACTTTAGCACGATCATCTACTAATGTTAAAGTAGGTTTATCTTATACCTCATTATTACAAACAATGAGATTAGATGCTGGATCGCAAAATGGAACATCTCAATCTAAAACAAAAAGAATCTTTAATGTTGCAATTAGATTATATGAATCTATTGGAGTTGAGGTTGGACCAAACTTATCTAATATGGAATCCATACCTTTTAGATCATCAGCACAATTAATGGATACAGCAATTCCTGTATATACTGGTGATAAAGAAATTGAGTTTAGAGGAAATTATGAAACAGATGGGTATATCTATGTTCGTCAAACTCAACCTTTACCTTTAACAGTTTTATCGTTATACCCAGAACTAGTTACCAATGATGGCTAATTTAATTATAATTCCTTATATTTCTAATCATGGCAAAATAATTATGGCATCTCAATTAAACCATGTTATTAGTGATATGGAAAAAGATTTTATAAAAGACTGTTCAAGTCTAGAAGAAAAACACATGGCATTTACTTGTATGATTAATGATAAAATAATTGCATCTGCTGGTATTAAAAAGATTTGGAATGGTGTTGGAGAAGGTTGGGTTCTTGCAACCAATAAGATTTATGATTTTCCAATAACGATTGCAAAAGCCATTAAACAAAACTTTGATTATGTTGCAACATCTAATAATATTAAAAGAGTTCAGACTGCTGTAAGAGCTGATTATAAAATTGGTATTAGATTTGCAGAATGGTTAGGATTAACTAATGAAGGATTAATGAAGCACTATGGCATGGATGGTGCTGATCATTATAGATTTGCGAGGATATTCTAATGGGTTGGCAGTTAGCAGTCGTAGGAGCATTAGGTGCTATTCAGTATGCACAACAAGGTGCTGTTGGTAAATACAATCAAGCAGTTCAAAATCGTAATGCTGAAATTGCAAGACAAGAAGCAGCTCAAATAGATAAACAATTAGAAACAGATCTTGGTAGATTTCGTAATCAATACGAACAACTAGAAGGAAAAACACAAGTATCAATAGCTAAATCAGGAGTATCTGATGAAGGTACTGCAAGAAGAATTGCTAGAGCTAATGCTGAACAAGCAGAACTTGATATACAGACAATGAAGTATAATGCTGCTGTAAATAAAATTTCTAAATTAGAAACAGCAAATTATTATTCAATACAGGGACAAGTTGCTAGAAATACAGCAAGATCAGCTCAATTACAAACAATAACATCAACTGGAACAAGTTTATTAACTATGTCTGGTGCTACTAAAACTACATAATGCCAAAAATTCCAGCATATACATCACAACTTAGACCAACAACAGATATTAATATTCCAAAGTCTGGTGTGCAAATGCCAGTTACTGCTCCATTTACTGGACTGCAAAATACTATTGCTGATTATTATGTAAAAGAAAAAACAGCAGAAGCAAATACAAATGCTTTAAAAGCTATTAGTGACTTATACAATGATCAAGAAGATGGAACTCAAGGATTATTTACAATTAAAAGTGAATTATCTGCAAATCCAAATCCATCACAAGTTACAAAAGAATATGACAATAAAGTAAATACCTTATGGAATAGTGTTCAGCAAAGTTCAAAATATTCTGATATGGATAATTTTACAAAAAATGCTGTTAAAGAAAAATTTTTTGCAACTGCTGGAATATTAAAAACAGATGTTCTTAAAGGATCAAGAGATTCTTTATTTAAAGAAGAAATTAAAGTTGCTGATGGTTATTATCAAAACGAAACTATTATGCTTAAAGAATTAGGTACAAAATATTTACCAATATATGAACAAAATATTTCTACTGAAATTAATAAATTAAATATTGATTCTGGTCAAAAGAAAACATTGTTAGATGAAAGATTAAATTTTGGAAGATTAGAACTTGCTCAATCAATGCTTAATAGAAAAGAATCTGAATCTTTAACTGAAATGTTAAAGAATGGAACTATTAAATTAGATACTAAAAGTTTTAATCTAATTTTTGATCAAGCTCAAAAACAAAATACAAGTAATATTTATTCTGAATTAACTTCAGGAATTTCACAAACACCAGGAATGAATATGACTCAACTTGGTGAAGAATATAAAAAGGTTTTAAATTTTTCAAAAGGAATATTTGAAACAGAAAGACAAAAACAAATTTATGATAAATTATCTCCTACTGAAAAAGGAGATTTAATTAGAAATGCTAATGAAAAATATAATATAGTAAGCACACAAATTAAAATTCAAAATGATGATGTAAACAGAATTGTTTCAGATACAGTTCAAAAAGGAATGAGTAATGTTGTTAATTCTTCAAAGATAAAAGAATACAATCCAAATGTTATTAATGATGCTTTTGGTAAAAATGAAAAATTAAAATCTGATTTATTTAAATTAAACCAAGTTGTATCTTCTAATGAAGATGTAAAAACAACTCCTTATCAATACAAATTTGATATTTTAAAAAAAATATCTACAGGAGAAATTATAGATATAAATACTCCAATTAAAACTGGCTTGGATGCACAAGGCACAACTTTAATTCAAAAAGTTATTAATAAAGAAATTAGTAAAAAAGATTTAGAAATGTTTAATTCTTTAATGCAAGTTAATGGAGTTGATCAAAAAACAAAAGATAATATGAAACAATTTTTTAATTTTGTGCAAGCAAATGAAACATTAATTGGTGGAGTATCTACATTTAGAAACTTTGATCCAACATACGATTCAAGAATGAACTCATTTATAGACGATATGTACACTCGTTATACTGATGGATTAAAAAAAGGTTTACAACCAAAAGATATGTTATCAAGAAATAGTGAAAACTTTATTGCTAAAGATGGTTCTAAATATACATTAAATACAGAGGATGTTAATCTTCAAATTGAAGAAACTATAAAAAAACAAACTCAAAAACAATATAAAGTAGGTGATGTTATAACAAATTCCAAAGGAGAAAAAGCTACAGTATTAAGAATAGAACAGAATGGAAAAGTAATTCTTCAAAAACAATAATATTTAAATGGCTGAAATATCTTTAGATAATTTTTTAGGAACAACTGAATCTACTGCTCAGCCTGAACAACAAAATAATATAATTTCATTAGATGATTTTTTAAATCAAAAAACACAATACCCAACATTATCATTAGAAAATAAAAAAAAAGTACAAGATTATTGGAGCAGTCTTTCTTCTGATGGAATAGTTTCTCCAGATGATACTACTTATGGTTTTAGTCAATACTCAATTCCAGAAGCTGCAAGTAAATTTAAAAATTTTATGGTTGGAGAAAAATCTGATATTGCAAAACATATAGCAACAGGATTTCAGTTATCTAATTTAGGTTTAATTAATAATTTTTTATATGGAACTAATATGCCAGAAGCACTTAAAGGTGAATTACCTGACACTGGCTGGCTTGAAGGATTAGCACAAAATGCAGCAACTATGATTGGTGATACTCCATTCTTTGGTATTGGAGCTTTAGCTGGTCAATATGCAATTCCAGTTCCTGGTTTTGGTGCTGCGTTTGGTGCAGGATTTTTAAATGGTGCTGTTAGAAAAACAATGATTGATGCTATTAATAAAAAAGAAGTTGGTGAACCTGTTGATTTTTTAAAAATACTTATGGAAGAAGGATTAAAACAAGGTGCTAAAGAAGGATTTCAGTTTGCTTTAGCAATGAAAGCAAACAAACTTCTTGGACCATACGCTGATAATTATATTGCAAAGACAATGTCAAGATGGTCTGCATTTGAAGGTATTGGTGCATATTTTCATGGAGAACTTCCATCTGCAAGAGAACTTTCTTATTCAGGAATATTTTGGTTCTTAGGTACCGCAGCAGAAGGAAAAGTTTCTACTTTAGATAAACAAGTCATTAAAGAAAAGATGGATAATATTTTTATTGAAACAGGAAGAAAACCATCTCAAGTATTAATTGATTCAACTAAAGATAGAGTTATTGCAGATCAAGTTGCGAGTATTGATCGTAAAATTCCAGAGGCTTACGAAACTAAAAAAAATATTCCAGAAAAATTAGATATGACTTTAGAAGAAAAAGTTGCTGATTTAAGAGAACAATTAAAAATAGTTCAAGAAAAGAAACTACCTCAACGAGTAGAAAAATATATTGATGCAGCTGGTAATGATGTTACTAGAACAATTATTGATCAAAAAGCCGCAGAAAAGAAAACAAGAGAAATAACTAAACTTGCTGATCAAATTAAATTTTACGAAAAACAATTAGAGACTACAGCAAAATCATCTGATCCTGCTATGCAACACATGTTTGATAATATGTCTTTTGGAGAACCATCACCAAGTTCTTTGTTTGTAAATATTAAAGAAAAAATAAACACAAAAGCAAATAAATTTTTAGATAAAGCAGTAGATTTTAGAAATCCTATCTTAACTGATCTTGTTAGAGCTGGTGTTAAAGATTTAAATAAAGTTGATGTACCTATAAATTTATATCAAGAAGCTATGTCTTTATCTAGAAATAAAGATAGAGGAGTTATCTTTTTAAAAAGAGGTACAATGGATATTGAAAATAGAACTAATGGTAAATCATTAGAAGAAATTTTAAGACCAATACAAAATAATGAAGTATCTCATCTTGAATTTGCTGGTTATGCAACAGCTGTATTTAATAGAACATTAGCTAAACGTGGAATTAAAACTCCATTTGATACAAAATTTTCAGAACAAGTTGCCAATAATAAAACATATAAAGCTAAATATGAAACCATGAGAAAAGAAATGGTTGATTTCCAAGATAGAGTTTTACAATACGTTAGAGATAAAGGTTATATTACTGAGAAACAATATAAAGCAATTAAAGAATTAAATGAAAATTATGTTCCTTATGCTAGGGAAATATTAGATTATGAAAGTACATTAGTAAAAGGAAAAGCATCACCATTAAAGAAAAGAAAAGGAGATGAAAAATTAAGAGTTCTTGATCCTGTAAAAATTATAGCTGAGAATACAATTAAACTTATAGAGCTTGCTGAAGTTAATGCTTACAGATTAAAGTATTTAGAATTCTTAAAAGAAAACCCAGAAGCATTTCCTGGTGTAAAAAAACAAACATTAGAAATGAAACCAATAAAAGTTCAAAGAAAAGAATTAGAAAAATTTATTCCAAAAGAAATATTAGATGGATTATCAGATTCAGCTATTTCTGAAATGACTTTATTCAGACCAAAACCATCTAATATTGGTCCAGATTCAATGCTTGTTCGTACTAAGGAAGGAAAGATTGAAGTTTGGCAAGTTGGTGAAGAAAGAGTTATTGCATCTAATGCAACACTTTATAAAGAATTAGATTTCTTACAAAGATTTACAAAACCATTTGTTGATGTAACAAGAATTGGTGTTATCTTTGCTCCTATCTTTATAGCAAGAAATATAATCAGAGATACACTTAACGCATCTATAGTTTCTAAAATTGGTTGGGTTCCATTTGTTGATTCATTTGTTGGACTTGTAAGAATTATAAGAGGAACAACTTTAAAAGATACAAGGTTTGCAGATCAATATGCTGTTAAACTTATGGAAAGATATGAAAAGTCTGGTGGAAAACAAGCTAACATTTTAGAATTAGATAAATCTATAAGAGATACTGACATTCACAGTATTCTTTGGGAGTCTCCAGTTAAAAATAAATTAAGATATATAGAAGACGCAATGAAAGCTGCTGTTAGAATTTCTGAGGAAATGACAAGGGTTAGAATGTTTGAAAAAGTTGAACGACTTGCAATAGAAAAAAAATTAACACCTAAACAAGCAATGGAACGTGGTGGATTTGAAGCTGCTGATCTTTTAGATTATCAAAGAAAAGGTGCTACATTATCATATTTTAATTCTTTAATTCCATTCTTTAATCCTACAGTTCAAGGTATTAGAAAATCTGTAGATGTATTTGTTAAAAATCCTAAGAAAGCTATGGCAGGAGTTTTTACTGCGGTAGTATTACCAACTTTGCTTGAACAAATTTTATATCGTGATGATCCTGATTATCAACAACAAGATAAACAAATAAAAAGAAATAACTGGTATATAAAAATAAATGGTATTGGTTATTGGATTCCGAAAGGTTATGATATATCAATTATATTTTCTGAGTTTACTGTATCTGCAATAGATTTAATTGCTAAGGATGATGGCAAACAATGGAATAATTTTGTTGCAGAATATTTAAAAGATTCAGCTTCACGTCTTTTGCCTATCCCTCAATTTGTAAAACCATTTGCAGAAATTATTACAAATAAAAATTTTTTTACAGGTAATGATGTTATCAATCCTTATTTAGATAGAAATGTTAGTGATGCTTATCAAGCACAACCTAGCACTTCTGAAACAATGAAATTTTTAGCAGAGAAAATGAATGGTTTAATTGAAGCAGATTGGTTTAAAAAAATGAATAATCCTATTTATTTAGATCATGTATTTAAATCTTATACTGCTACTGTTGGAGGATATATATTAGATCTTACTGATAAGATATTATCTGAAACAGGAGTTGTAGATAAAAGATTTACACCTGAAAAACAATTAGGAGATCTTGCTATAGCTAAAGGTATTGTTGCTAGAGAAGTTCCTTGGTTTACTTCTTATGAAAAAATATTTAATGAAAAGTTAGTAGAACTTACAAAAGCTGAAGGAACAATTAAACTGCTTCAAAAGCAAGGAAGATTTGCTGAAGCTAATGAATTACAACAAAAATATCCTTATGATTTAGCTGTATTAAAAAACATAAATAAAGAGATAAAAAAATTAGATGAAGCTATTATAAACATTAGTAATGCTAAATTTGAACAGTTACAGATGAATAAAGAAGAGTTTAATAATTTAAGCAAATCACAACAAGAAGACATATTATTAACTGTAAGGCAATCAAAATATCAAGAGATAAGAAAATTAAGAAGAATGCAAATCTTACTGACAGCAGCAGGATTAAATGCTATAAATATTAAAGTTGCTATTCCAGAAATAAAATAATATAGGAATTAATATATGACAATATCTTCAACTACAGTTAAGAACAGTTATAGTGGTGATGGTTCAACTACCACGTTTACATATACATTTAAGATATTCCAAGA